CATTGTCGCCTCCCTCATACATGTTGTCTTGGCACACCTGACAGAATCCATTGATGCTGTGCTCCTTAACACTTAGCTCATCCTTGAACTCACCCACTGGCTTGGCACACTGCGAACACTTGCCTTGTGCTACCATCTCACGTGGACTATGGCCGAATACCATTTGTCCGAATGCCTCTGCTGCGTCGTTGATAGTCATCATCGTACTCCTTTCACGAACTCATGGATGTGGATCAGTTGATGCACTGGACTATGTGTAAGGTTGAACACTGGAATGCCTTCAGTCTTGGCGATGCTTGAGCTGATTTGAAATCAAAGCTCAGTCGGTAGACTTTAGGTCGAAGCATTTTGCTTTTCCTTTTTAGTTTCAAAGTTCAAATCCGAATTGCAAATCGGATTTTACGTGTACGCTCGCAAAGCTCGCGGAACTTCGATGGGCTCAGCACACGAAGTTACGTGTGGCTTCGCCGAACTTCGATGGCTCCCGAGATTTTACGTGTGCCCCCCGCCCTTTCTCGCGGCGAGCGGAGCGAGCCGCTTTTGTACCTTTTTGGTCTTTTGAGAAAACTCTTGTCACCGACTAGGTGACTCGTTAGCTAACGGCAGGCCTCGAGTTCTCATTCTTGGGCATAAGCCGTCGAGCCAACCACAGCCTAGATTTCTCGGTCGCTGCGTTCAACCGGATCTTGATCTCCCGTTTCAGTCGGTCGATCTCCTGCTGTGTCGGAGGGTCGATTTCGATGCTTAGTCTCATTGTCCGGTCCCTTCATGTATTCTCCGTTGGCCCAAATAGCCAACAATGGCATTGTGACGTAGAGGAAGACTTCGATAATCATTCGGTGACCTTGGGCGCTCTCAGCATGGGGATGGAAAAGCTGAGAGAGAGGGCTGTCATGATGCCGTTGCAGACGAGGAAGATGCTTAGAAGCAGGGTTTCATATCCCGCGTAGAGAAGGATGCCAATGATGGCCCAAAGCACGGTCATCGTGACGATGTTGCCGATTGCCATTTCACGCATATTCAGTCTCCTTGTTGGCGAGGGCCGAAGCCCCCGCCGGTTGTTATCTACGCAAGAGTGTTGAACTCGTCCAACGTCTTGTCTTCGCTGGTGTCGGCACCTTTGCGGTGGCCGTCGAAGTAGTTCTCGACGTCAGCTAATGCCGCTGCGATTTTGTCGTTGACGGCAGAAAGCTCCATGACGGTTGCATCCTCCAGCTTGACGCCGCCATGCGATGCGATACCCGCTTCGCTCATCGGCGAATTGAACTTGTAGTAGAAGCCCTCGATTTCGGCCCGCTGGTGGAATTCATAACCGATCTCGTCGTGAAGGATACGCAAGGCAGCGGCTGCTTTGTAGCAGAGCTTCATGCGGTCGATCTTCTGATCGGTTTCGGCGTCGTGTTTGGCAACCTGGGCCTGATGCTGGTCGGTGCCCTTGTACTTGGACTTTTCCAGCGTGGCGCTGTACTTGGTGGCTCCAGGGAGCAAGGTGTCACGGGTGTAGTTGCCGTGATTCTCGGCGGCCCAGACCGCCGATTTGGCCTTGTTCATGACCCAGTAGGGGTCGGTCGGGTACTGGTCCACGTAGTCGCGGATGACGGCTTCCTCGTAGGCCACGAAGTCCAGCTCCTGCCGGTCGAAGAGGTCGAGTTTGTCCAGTTCCTCGGCCAGCTGGCTCTGCTCGTGGGCCTGGATGTCCTGAAAGTGACGGTCGGCGTCAGAGCGGTCGGTGTCGGTGAAGATCTCGGCAGCGATTTCCTGTGCGGTAGACATAAGCGTTTCTCCAGTCCGCCGTTGAAAGGTATGGGATGGTGACGCGGCGGTATCGCCACCATCCCGGTAGATTCTTTAGCCCCAGACGCGTTCTTCAGCCGCGTCCGCTTCGTCGTTGTAAGCGTCGGCCTCAAGATGCTCTTCGTAGAGGCGCTCCTGCTCGTCGCTCCACAAGTCGAAAAGATCATCAGCGGTCTGGTCTTCGATGTAAGCGCAGATACTCAGCCGATTCAGTTCGGCTGAGATCTCCTTGCGACGGTATTCCCAGTTACCGTTGGATTCGGTCAGGAGTCGGTAGGTGCTGACCATCCTCCGGGTGATCCGGGCCAGTGCGTCGTTGACCCAGATGGGAGGGTATTCTTCGACCTGGAAGGGCTGGACGGAGGACAGAATGAAACTCATGTCGATCTCGTAGCCGGTGATTTCCTTGATCCCGGCAACGATGACGGTGGCACCGTCGATGCGGTCGTCACGGTCACGGAAGAAGCGACGGAGTTCGTCGTTGTCGCAGATGCGTTTGTGCATTTCGCGGACACGTTCGTAATCTTTGATGCTCATGATGTTTTCTCCAGTTAGGTTGCGTAGACGTTTTCAACAAACAGATCTCGTTCGATCTCTGCTCTCCGCTCATCATCTGCGTCCAGTTCGTCAAGCATGTCGAGAAGCTGGTTTGTGCGTGATGATGGCGCTATGGCAGCGACGGGATCGGTTGGCTTGCTTGGATACATGTTCAGTCCTCCTGTTCATCAGCGTGTTCGTCGGTGATGTCTTCCTGACAGGCATAGCAAAGGTATGCGTCTTCGTCGGAAGGCATTGGTATTCCGCAATGTTGACAAGGTTTTTCCATGAGGTTTCTCCAGGTTGGGTTCTAAGTAAGTAGGAGGTCTGGAGGGGATCTTTCCCCTCCAGCGCTCCACGCGAGTGGCCGCGTCAGCGATTGGCCGCGTCCACGATGGCCTTGATGCCGATGATAGCCTCGGCACGATTTCCCCCCAGGTCGAAGACGGGGACGTCGTAAGCTCGGGCGATACGAATGGCCTGACCGGTGCCGCCACGGCCCATGCCATCCTTGGTCCAGCAGATCAGCATGGCGCTGGGGCTATCCAATTTGGGCCCCAGCACCTGGAAGCAATTACGCCCGTGCATACGTCGCGCCACAGGGCTGCACTTGCCCCAGGCAGGGTGATGCTTGGCCGCAAGCTCCATCGCGGCCTCAGTGGCATCCTCGGGCCGATAAATGCAAGCCAAGCCCGCGCCCTCGGCAAACGCGGTGTCGGCACCCTTGGCACCGCCTGACCGGAGAGCCCAATGATTCACGGCTAGGCGACGGGCCAACCGCGTCATGAACTCCAGCTCGTCGGCAGGAGTCGTGCGGGCACCAACGCCCGTGTAAATATTAACGATAGCCATATCCAATACTCCAGAAGTTGAGGGGGTCTGGGGGGACTCTTTCCCCCCAGAACTCCCTGTTAAGGGTCGCGTCAGCGATTCGCGACGGAAAGCAAGACCTGTGCATGGCAAAGCGCAGGAGCGCACCAACACACCAAATCCTTGCCCCGCAATTCAGCTCTGGCCTTCGCCTTAAGCTCAGGCCGTTCGTTGAGCCAAGCTGAGTATTTCAGAACCACCTCAGCCCTCGTGCCGTCCTTCCCGATTGTGAAAGGATTGCCCCAAATCGTGGGCCGTCCTACATAGACCGAACCAGCGGGCTCGCCGGTTCGCTTATTAAGCACCTGTGGCATATCTCATGCTCCAACTAGAGTTGCTGTCAGATTTCAAATCTGACTGGGTTCGGGCAAAGCCCGTATGCGTAAGCAAAACCTTAGCCTTACTTAACCTTCAGACAGGAGCACGAGGATGGATTAGAAAATGATAGGGAATAGCGACTCGCCCGTGACCAAAGACTTCCCCCGACAAATGCCAGACAGTGATCTCAATTTGCACTCTGAAGCAAATTGACTTGGGGCCAAGTGAGCCCGCAGCCCTGGAGATTGCTTAAAAGAGAGCCCTTGCGAACGGTCTGCCCGTCTAGGGCAGATTTGAGTGATCGGAAGGGACCGGGTGACAGGCCGATGGGATGGAAGTCTTTGAAGGCGCAGCCGAGAAATTAGGCGAATGAGGCTTGGTTCGAATGAGCCTAAGACGTAGCCGTGAACGTGAACAGCTAGCTGGCGACCACTTGGGAGCGGTAGAAATGCACCTATTATTTTATAATTCATCCTCGTAAGCGCGGGGCGGTCCTCATTAGTCAGCCATATGAGGGAGCCGCTTGGCGACGGAACAATAAGCCCGCGTAGCGGTCCTTACATGGCTGGACGGGTGATTAGCCTGAGCCCACACAGAATAACTCACACTAGACCGACCCAAGCGGAATGCGCGGAACGCGCTGTGTCGAGCAAAGCGGATGAGCGCGAGTGGTTGCCACCGTACTCACCAAACCAAAAGACCAAGACTAGACATTCAATTCATTACACCGCGTCGCAGCGAAGCGGAGATCCGGTGCTGCTTAAGAAACACTTATTGAATGGCTGGGAGGAGCGGAGCGACGACCACTCTAGAGCCTCACTCACGAACTCATGGACGGGTACGGATGTTGACCGCAGATCATCTCAAAACACTTTCTTGGCAATTGAACTGCGGGAAGCATCGTACACGGCAATCCTGTCTCGAAACTATCATCCCGATAGACCATGAGCTTTTGTCCTTTAGAGTGCTAGAGCGGCGATACGCTCTTGGGATCCAACGCCAGCGTTGGCGCAGGATCTTAAGGGCAGCGTTGCCCTTATCACCGCAAGGTCAATGGCTCAGTGGGTTGCTCTCAGCGCCCAGAGATGGACGCTTCAAGCTCCCCTTGGGTTGACCACAGCCCACAGCGATGATAGCTCTCACAGCGCATCCTCGACCCAATGAGAGGCTATTGAAATGGCAACACTGACCGAGAGGCAAGAACAGTTTTGTGAGGTGTTTGTCTCAAACGGCTCAAAAGGTACAGACGCCGCACGGGAGGTGGGGTTCCACGGTGATGGTAGGCAAGAGGCATACAGACTGCTCAAGTTGCCGCACATCCAACTCAGAATATTTGAGCTAACTCGGACGAAGATGAACGGGTACGGGCCACGTATGCTCAAGGTATTGGTTGACCTAGCAACGTCTGCCCGTAGTGAGAAGGTGAGGTTTGATGCGGCCAAGGACTTGATGGACAGGGTAGGGTTCAAGCCTGTCGAGCGGATACTGTCGGTCACGCAGGACACCGGTGATCTCACGCCTGAGCAGTTGAGGGAGAAGGCGACAGCATTGTTGCAGGACATATTCACAGATGGACCAGAGGCTGTGGTCGAGAAGCTCAACGCATCTTCAGTTCCACAATTGGAATGACAATCGTGACGTCTTTTTCTCTTTTTGTCTGCTCTCCCTTGACGGGGTACGGTCCCCCCAAGTGAATCTCAGTCAGGCCTAGGATACCCCACTCTACATTCGCCCTGAAAAAGCTGCCGAAACGAATAACTGCGACAAACCCTTGATATTGTGGATATTTTCCGGTCTTTCCGATAGTTGAGTAGTTGGAAGGACGGTGATTTGTGAGGTATTGCAAGAACTTAAGTAGGGGAATTGTTTCTGGCACATTCTTTGCTACTTCTTATACTAAAAGAACTCTATTTGTTTTTTTTTCTTTTTAGGGGAGTCTGAGGGGGGCTTTTCTTTTTGTTTATTTGGATTTGGGCTCTGACTGCGATGATTGTGGACGCTTGACAATGAAAGTCCGAAGGGGGTATGGGTGTTTTCATGAGCCAGCCGATCTCCATCCGACTGACCGAAGCTGAGGTTCTCCAGGCTGCTGGAGATTTTGACAGCGCCGAGTACACCGAAGCGGTGATCCGGCTCATTCTGTACAATCGTGGCTTGGACATTTACGCCCCATACGGCCACTACGAGGCTATGGACGACGCCAGGATCTACAAGGGCGTCATGCGGTCGAGTGAAGGCCAGCCTTGGCGTCCGTACCACGGTGAATTGGAGCATCAGCAACCCCCGGAGCTAATATGACCACCATCGAATCTGCGACCGGCCAGCCGATTGAGAACCCGATCAACCGTGAGATCCGCGATGACCCTCCCCAGGTCTTTGAGGGCCCTGTCGCAGAGGAACGGCCTGGACTCGTGACCAACCCTGCTGGTGCTGCTGCTGGATTCGTGATGCAAGCTCTGATGACGTCCCTGGACGGTTTCAGCATGATGCTGGGCCCGCCTGATCCGGTCCGCTCCACTCCCGAGAACGCCATCCCGAAGTGGATCTATGCGCTCAACGATCTGGACGAGCGGGTTTGGTGTTACGCCCCTGATGGCATTCCCTCAGAGGCAGAGGTTCAGGCCCAGAGGAACCCTAACGGGCTTCGTGAGATCCGCCAGGACGCCCCACTGTACCCTAACGGTGACTCCAGCCCCTTGAAGGATCAGGCCAATGACTGAACTCACTTGCTCTGGCTGTGTCCACGCCGACGTCATCGAAGGCAACCCTGTCGAGCATGAACCCATCGAAGGCAAGGAGTTCATCCACCAGCGCTGCTACCATCCCCAGTTCCCGCCGAGCCCTGCGTCCTTCACAGTCGGTATCCATCGCCTCTATGTAAACAATTATTACCGGATGGTGAGTAAGACAGAGGTCTTCCGGGGCAAGACCAAAAAGATCCAGCCGAGCAAATCTGTTGTCGTTCTGGATGAGAAGGCTTGCGAGCTTTACGAGGGTTCAGCAGCGAGCCAAAGTTAGTCATGCAGCTAACTGAGACTCAGCAAGAGAAGCTGGGAGAGCTTCAGCACACGATGGCGCTGCTAGAGCAGTTTGTCGATCATAATATCCTCGCCCTCTACAAGCCCTACCCAAAGCAGATGGATTTCCACAGCGCTGGGAAATTCTATCGTGAGCGGGCCCTGATCGCGGCCAACCAAGTTGGCAAGACATGGTGTGCTGGTGGCGAGGTCGCCATTCACATGACAGGCCGCTATCCCGAAGGCTGGGATGGCTACATCAATCCCAAGGCCAATAAGTGGTGGGCCTCTGGTGTGACCGGGGAATCAACGCGAGACAACCCACAGCGCATCCTCATGGGCCAGAAGCGTGAGTACGGCACCGGCATGATCCCCCTGGAGTGCATCGAAGACGTCCAGCTGGCTCGTGGTGCCCCTGATCTCTTGGATAGCGTGGTCGTCAAGCACGAGAGCGGCAAGCACAGCTTCCTCTGGTTCAAGTCCTACGAGAAGGGCCGTGAGAAGTGGCAGGGCGAGACTCTGGACGGCGGCATCTGGTTTGATGAAGAACCCCCCTTAGAGATCTACACAGAGGGCCTGACGCGTACCAACACCACGATGGCCCCGATCCTGATGACCCTCACGCCCCTGCTGGGCATGAGCCACGTTGTGATGCGATTCCTGAGCCCGAAAGCGGGCACCGGTGAGGATCGCTACCACGTAATCATGACCCTGGAGGATGCAGCCCACTATACCGCCGAGATGCGGAAGACCATCGAAGCCCAGTACCCAGAATGGGAGCTTGAGGCTCGCACCAAGGGTATCCCAATGCTGGGCTCTGGTCGGGTGTTCCCGATAGGTGAGGACCAGATCAAATACACCCACGATCAGTTGAAGGGCGGCTTTCCCGATCACTTCCGCTGCATCGCCGCCGTGGATTTCAGCGAGTGGGACCATCCCACGGCTGGGGTCTGGGCTCGCTACATCTCC